GATGTCACCGCGCGCACCACCCTCTCGGTATAGCACGCGACGGCGCAGTAGGCCGGAGATAGCCTTCGACACCGTGTCGGGGTGGATGTGGGTTGCCTTGGCGATATCGACCGCAGGGATGCGATGCGCGCCCGTGCTGAAGTTCAAGGTGGCCTTTGCCACGTACAGAACTATCTTCATCTCGCGTGCCGACAAATCGATGGCCATCAAGCCATCCATCATCTGGTTGTCCATTCGGGTGAACCCCCGAGGGTTGTGTATCGGAACAATATTTGGCATGATTTCTCTCGCTTACAGCTGTAGAAGAAGCCGACCTCGACCGTCGGCTTTTTTGTGCCTGTATTTCAGGCTATGGATTTCAGTGGCCGGGCCTCCGCGAGCAACTGCTCCGCGCGACGCCCCAACTCCCCCGCCTTCGCTTCAACCTGGCGGCACTGCTTGGCGAACGCGGGTAAGTGCGGCAGGTCCAGTTCGCACATCACCTGGTCGTCAAACACTTCGCTGCCTGTGTCGATCACATCGCCGAGCGCACGGATCAGCGCGCCGAAGCTTTTGTTCGCGCATTGGTCGCTGGTCATCTGGCGGGCGCCGGTCAAGCCATGACGGCTCGCCAGTTCGTTTACGCAGTGGTCACGGAATTCAGGCTCAAGGGCGTTGACCCACGACTCCTCCAGCCATGAAGGCATTTCCTGATCGCCAGACAGCCAGCGCTGAACGCGCTTGAGCCAGCGGCCCGTAGCCTTCACAAACTCATTTACGTCGGCGGTCAGTTCCGCAGAGTTGAAGTCAGGAACGTCTTTCTTTTGGGCGCGATCAGGAGTTGACAGGTGCAGTTCGCGGCTCAAAGCCTGAGCGAAGTCGTCCTGACTCAAGCTGGTGCGCGCGATCTGGTTTTGGGCATGGGCGACCAGCACCTGATCACGGGTTTGTACGGTGTGTCTGGAACTGGACGTTTGCATGGGGACTGCTCTCTTCTAATCTGGCTTCAATGAAACGGCGGACGGGGATGTCACGCAGCGGAACGAGCGCCCTTTTGAGGCATGCAAAGCTCACGAGCGGTAATTTTTCCGCCGGTCAGCTCCTCAGCCTTGAAAGCTTTTTCGGCGCGCATGGGATGGATCCCTGCAACCCAGTACGAAACTGCTGCCTGGGAAACATCCAGCGCCAAAGCGGTTTTGGTTTGCCCGCCGAAGAAGTCGACGAGCCTTTCGATAGGGGTCATATGAGAGCCCTCCTGATAAGCCTGCTTATATCCTAAGTAGAAGCACGCTTATTTGCAAGCCGATAAGGGAACTTATAAATTCATGTGCATGAGCACACTTGCAGAACGCGTAAAAGCAGCCCGTGAACACGCTGGCCTAAAGCAGGCCCCTCTCGCGAAAATGGTGGGGGTTGAGCAACCGGTGATCTCCCAGTTGGAGAGGGGCAAAAACCTACAGAGCGCGCATCTTCCAAAGATTGCGCACGCCACCGGTGTGAGCGCTATTTGGCTGTCGGACAACATCGGGCCGATGGTCGTCGACTCTAAAGAAGAGTCGAACGTATCTATGGCCGAGCAGCCAGCGCATAGCTATCGCTATCCAGTGATCAGCTGGGTGTCTGCCGGTTCATGGGCCGAGGCGGTTGAGCCCTACCCCGTTGGCATTTCTGACCGATATGAGTTTTCTGAGTACAACTCGAAAGGCCCTGCGTTCTGGCTTGAGGTCAAAGGCGATTCGATGACCTCGCCGGTCGGCACGAGCATCGCCCAGGGCTCACTGATCCTAGTGGACACCGAAGTCGAAGCCACGCCGGGCAGGCTTGTCGTGGCCAAGCTGCCAGATAGCAACGAGGCGACCTTTAAGAAGCTGGTCAGTGATGGCGGAAAGCTCTACTTGAAGCCCCTGAACCCTGGCTACCCGACTGAAGTTTTTGATGAGAACTGCCGGATCGTCGGCGTTGTTGTACAGGCCACGCAGAAGTTTCTCTGATGCCATCCGCCCTTGGAAAACCATCATCCTCATGGCGAGAGCAGAGCTTCTGGATCAAGGCGTGGACTTATGCCCTGCTGGCGCTCATGGTGGTTTTTTCACAACCGAAGCTGGCACTTGGCCGGACGGCAGCTCATCCGACCGCAAGCGGATATTCAGCCCTGGCTTCATTGTTCTGTGCGTTTTCGTGAGCGTGGCTGAGCTGGTAGCGCTGAACTTGCCCTATGGAGTAATTGATGAAATGAGTCAGTGAGCAAACTTATCAGCGACAGGCTTTGCGTATTTAAATTATCCAACACTTATACGTTTTCCGACAACGCATAAACTTTTTCAATCATCGAATCAGGGAAGATTACGTCAGTGAAAATTAGCTACTTTGGGTACAGCATTCAGCATAAAGTTAGCCAAGAAACTCATCTTGTAGACCTTTCAAAAACCCTACTCTCATTCGCATCACTTGATAGCCCAGCATTCAAAAGCAGCTTTCGTTTTAACTCCGAGTACATCTATTTAAAGAAGCTATCTGAAAACGTATGCGTCCTGTTAATGACAAGAGATGGTGAAAAATTCAAGTCAATAAACACCTCTAACTTCTCGATTAGCGAGGTGCGAAAAATGCTCGGAACAGATGAAAAAATCGGATTCGCTTCGTATGTAATTATAAAACCGCATTTTTTTGGTTTTGCATCATCATCGTTATCTCCAAAGTTTGATGTCTTCACAGATCTTGTAAATGAATTACTGAGCAGAACAGACAACGGAAATCTACAATTCTGTATTAACCCGCTTATTAGGCAAGCAACAAAAGAAGAAGCGGTAAACATGGAGTACATTGGAAGAACCACAATTGAAGTAACTAGAAAGAACACCTTAGCCGATCACTTCTTGAATTTTATAAGCGCAGACAGTGGTGCGGACGAACTTGAATCTATTGAAATCACTGTAAAACCAAAATATGGACGAAGCATAAAGCCCATCATTGAGGCCATGATAAATGCTACCTCCGACGAGGGCTTAAAAAAGCTCATCCTAAAAGCGAAAAACGATGCTTCATCTGCTATGCTGGATCTCTACGTTGCCGGACGCGGCGTGATATCGGACACATTAGATGTATCAGATGAGCTTTCAATAGCGTCAGTTATTGAGGAAAAAATTAGCAAAAATCTTATACTTCAAGAACAATTGAGGGAGCATATTAAAAATGGACAGGTCGACAAAGCTGATTTTAGTAGGATTCTCCGTTATTCTGATGAGCCTGCCTGGTCCGCTTTTGTTGATTCTTTACAAGGCGATTATAAACTACAACAATGAGTACTCGCTAAGCCTTCATAACCAAAAGGGAAACCTGAGCGTAATACTCGCAACATACTCTTTCACCATGCTCGGCTTCCTTGCTGCAGTAGTTGCTATTCTGCTAAATTTCTCACAATCGCAAGCCTTCAAGAGATATAAGAAAAACAGCTACCTCGACATATTTTTCTGCGTATATTTTTTATGCATACTCTCCTTAGCAACTACTTTTATTTTGTCAATTTTATCTCTTTCATCAGCTCCCACAAGCTTCTTCATGAGAAGTGCTGTAGCAATTTCTATCAATACATTGATTCAAGTGTCCATTATTAGCGTCGCCATTATAAACATTTGCAGAAAGTCGTTATAGCTGATTCCGCTTCAATTTATATTGACGTGACGCCCTCTTTTTTATTTAGTTATCCGACAGGAATGTAGCTATCGATTGAGAAACTCCCCAAGAGTTTGTAGATGTTCCAGCATGCCAACCCGTAGAGTATGTACGAAATAATAACGAGCGCCAAAGTCGCATACCTCAAGACATGACCTGTTCGGTTTAGCCTGCTTCGTGGTTTGCCCAACCCGTCATAATAAAGCCCTTGCGAAAGGTAGGTGGTCCCTGCTGCCACAGCCACCAGCACGACGCCCGCAGCCAATATAAATATCGTTAGTCCGAGAATTTTCAAACCTTCAGGGCTTAGCGATCTCCACGCAGAACTAGCAAAGGCCAGCAGCGCCACTCCTGACCCGCCCCCAACAATAATTCCCGCCTTTAGCGCAGCCTGGCCAGAATCGATAACCGCCCTGAACATCATTTGCCGCTCTTGTGAGGCATGCTCGTTGGCCTGCCTCTGAAATTCGATATTCGCCCCTGTTAGCGGCGATAGTTTTACAACTCGCTCACGTAGAGCGGCCATGTACATCTCCAGGCTTTCGATGGATACGTCTTTTAGGCCTCTGCTTTTTGCGTGTTCCACTTGCTCGGCGAGCGCGTCAATCACCTCGTTAGGTTCCATCTCTCATGCCCTGGATAAAAAGGCATTCTACCCCTCCCCGTCCCGCGCATGGTGGCTGTACGCCACGAATGGTAAAGTGCGGGCTCAATTACGACAGGGATCCAATGAAAGGTTTCGGGACTTTCGCGCTGATCGTCGGTATCTGCTGGCTGATTTTCGCGCTGAGCATGGATGTGTCCGTACCGACTGGCGCCGGTGGACGCGTAAACAATCTGGGTCTCATGGCGGATCGCCAGGTCCATACAATCGTCGGGGGCGTCATTGCGCTGGCTGGCCTGCTTAGGGTTCTTCTGGGCGGCAGAGCACCGACCGCACACGCTCGAGCGGAGTCCGGGTCGCGCCCTTGCCCTTTGTGCGCTGAAACAATCAAAAGTGCCGCTATCAAGTGCAAGCACTGCGGCGCCGACGTTGAGCCGGTGCAACCTCCGCGACTGAAGGTTGGCTGGGTAGCGTCGACTTACTGCCGCGACAAGGAAGAGCAAGAACGCACAATGGACGCCATCTCAACGGCTGGCCTCCCGGTAGTTTCTATGATCGGTTTAGCGGTGGGTGCAGGCCCGTACGAAACCAAGGACGAAGTCAAGCGCGCAATGGCCGCCCTTCGTGACGGCCCACGACTTTTCAGCGAGTTCGTCTACCGAGATTCGGTGAGTGGCAAATATCCTCCGATTACTGACTGACATCAGCGCTGCCAAAGCCCGCCGAGCGCGGGCTTTTTTGTGCCCGCGAGAAGGTAACTTTCTCAGCCGCTATGCATCTGCGCATAAAAAAACCAAACGAAGCTTGCCAAGATATGACAACACCAATACTGTACATACATCCAGTAAATGTAAGGAGTACCACATGCCCGGTCTAGCTTTCACCACCTCGCAACCACCCTCTTCCTACGAGGCGGCAGGCCGTCGCCTGCAAGCCTTGATCGCCTCTCCAGGCGTTCAAAAGGTCCAGGTGGTCAAGGTGTGTAGGCTGGAGCATGAAAGCCCCGAGGACTGGAAGCGGTTGCTGGATGAGATCGGCGAAACCGCGGGCGTCCGTGTCGAGACCTTGGAGGGCGGGACCGTCAGGATCGGCTGGCGAGAATACTGCGACGCATAAATGAGCCCGCCATAGCGGGCTTTTTATCGCCTGCA